TAGCACCATTCAAAGCTGAAACATTTGGAAAATAATCTTGTTGCAAATGGGAAATAGGAGTACAATGAGTTGTGTAGCCAATAACTAATGATGTATCATCGAAAGTAGATACCGTTGGTTGAGTAGTAACAGATACAGAGTTAATACGATATTGAGACCAATTTAAGGCGTGATTCAATAACAGTTGATTAAGAAATAAAGGATGTACAGGGATAACAAATAATCCATCCTTATAACAATTAAGACCAATAACAGTTTTTAATCTCAGTCTAAAGTTATTAGGGTCATTCGAATAAATTTTTGAGCCATTTTTCATTTTTAAAGGGCGATAGATCGGAATCGATTGATTTTGATTTCGATTTCTCTGCATTCGTCGGGGTCTCCTAATTAATGTTCTTTGTATTGGGAATCTAAATCTTGAAGTTTTTCTTTGACTAAGTTGTCGTCTTCCTCGCAATCGAGGTTGGTTGGTAAGTCGTCTAGCCATACGGTTATTCATAGCACGATAGTTCATGAGAATAAATAAAGAGGAAATAAAATAAATAAATTTAGAAATAATAATGTCGGTTAAAATTTCTCGAAGGGCGCTCAACTCCCTCGAAAGCTAATTAAATAAATAATTTACATCTCGCCTGTATTGTTATAGTTTAAATGGTTTTTAAGAACATACTGAGTCTTTCGGCACTGACTGTGTCTACGGAATCTCATCTATTTCCATGCTCAAACATCCCAATTGTAGCTCGTCGAAACAAACTACTTCGGAACCGAGTTTTAAATTACGGACGTTTACATATCCTCCAGGTTGACGGCCTAAAGGAAACCGTGGGTAGTGTAAGAGCTGTGTTCTAAACCAAAAAACAAAAGGAATAACAAAAGACGGTGTGAGTATGATTTTATTAATAAAATCTAATGTACAAATATTACAATTATTTATTTAATTCATCCGGACTCCATTTAACATGGATCCAGGCAAAAACTGATACGGTATATAGACATCTTCTAACGTCTCCCATCTTTTAATTTGATCTTCAATAATTAACTGCAAATTAATTGGAATATTAAACTTAGTAGCATAAAACAAACGTGAACTCATAGTGATCTCACATTCAATGTCAAACTTATAATGTTCAATTTCATCAAGCATCAACTGTTCCCAATAAATATTACTATCTTCACATCTAATCTTTCCATCAATATTGATTATCTTCAAAATTTGACGACACATAGGACCAAAAATAGGTGTATGTTTACCCAAACAGAAACCACTCATGGCTTTCATTCTCAATAATTGATTTAATGTATCTCTCTTAGCATACAAATATCTTACTGAATGTGTCCAACATAATCGAGCTATCTGCTCAGGGGGTTGTATTAATTTTTCTTCCAAAATATTAAAATAAGAACCGCAAAAGGACGTATCTTCTAAGTTGTTATCTATTTTAAATTTAATTCGAAAACCTAAATCAGTAAAATCTGACTCCACTAAAGCATCAGAATCCATACCACAAATAGCATCATCACCTTCAAAATAACCATCCCAAAGTATATTTTTAGTTTTACAAATGAACCTAAAATTCATATAATTAGAAAAGGAATTAGCTAATGACGTCCACATCTCACCTGACATACGAGTCCCACTAACACTTGCAGAATAATATTTATTGCGCAATTTCTCAATCCTAGGAATTTTTATACCCCCACGCACTTGATAATAACATTTCATTACCAATCCTAAAATAACGGGATTATTTTTAAGCATATGTCGCCATAAATTACATTCCACCGCATCTGTGTATTCACTACTAAAACCTGATTCAAAACTACTATAATCTAGTTGAATAAAATATTTAAATACTTTCAATTTTGATATTTTATGTGGCAATTCTTCTTGCGTAATGTGTTTAACGAAATGTCGATTCTTAAAGAAAATACTTTCAATTTTATGTATGTAGGGCGCAACAAATGATTTAAATGAGTCCATTCTACTATTAATTAACCTAAGAAATTTAGCAACTTCATAAAATTCTCTTTTTATAAATGATTTACATCTAAAATCCCATTCAGTAAGTAAAACACAATATATATCTGAAATTACACATCTTGAAAAAGCATCTCGAATTTGTTGTCTCCGTTTTTCATTGTACCTAGTTGTTAATAACCATAAATTTAAATTATCTAATGATAAGGGTTGATATCTAAGCGGAATCATTCTCTTGTTTAACCATTTAATTACCATAGCTGATAACTGAGACAATTTTTCAGGATTAACCTCCGGCATGACTGGGGCAATTCGTTTTAAAAAACCTGTGATCAGATTGACTGGTAAATTCGGATCCGTGCAAAAGGGAGCATCATCTGTCCCTTTTGCAAGACTTATGGCATAAGCCTTTGCTGACCTTCCTAAATTATTTCGAACTTTAATATGATTAATCGAAGGATCACGTTGAGGAAGATCGATTAGGTATTTCAACCTAGGTTCGTTTATGTGTTTTGTTTTAATTTGCTTTGAACACCAATCAAAAGGTTTTGTTAGGTCATTAGTACTTGACGACTTCAGATGATCTATGGATTCCCAAGAAGTAATTTGAATTTCATCTGAAGTCAACCATTGGAG